GCCTAATGAAGAAGTACAACGTCATTGAGTCATCCGACCCTGTCGGCGGCTCACGCAACCACATCACCCGTGATGTGACCCATCCTACTCCACGCTCCAGCGACCCCGTCTATTGGGGCAACACCCCCGCCGAGGCACTCGCTGTAGCCGAGCAGGCAACCATGGAGTAAGCAACCAATGTCCGAGATTCTGGATCTGGACTCCGGCAGCGACGATGCGGCACCCGAGTCGAGCGCCTCTGAAGACAGCGTAGAGCTGTTGACGGAGACTACCTCGCTGTCGGCCCCATCTGACGACGCTGGACACTCTGACAGCGCCACATCGGATTTCGATCCGGCGCAGACCGATTGGCTACGGGCCGATCTACAGTCGGTGCCGGAGCAGTACCAACCGCTCGTACCGCTGGCGAAGAACTTGCAGGCGCAGTTTACCCGCACCACGCAGGATCTGTCTGATCAGCGCAACCAGCTGGCCCAGGAACGGCAGGAATGGGCTTCGCGGGTACAGCAGATGGCCGCCCCGCCGGCGCCGCCAGGCCCCATCGATCAGATGAGGCAGAACGCGTCGGAGGAGGAGGCACGCGGCATCGACGCCGTGCAGCAGATCGTCCATGAGCAGGTCGGCAGCCATATCAACGGGCTGACGCAGCAGGTGCAGGTGCTGCAAACGCAGCTGGCGCACGCCAACTCGTTCGTCCAGAACCAGCAGACCGCGTATATCGGCCAGCAGGTGCAGGAGGCGCGAGAGCAGTATGGCCCCGACCTGGACCGCTACACCGACCAGATCGTGGCGACGACCCGTATTAACAACCCCAACACGGGTCAGCCGTACAGCGTGAAAGAAGCCTACGAACTGCACGCGGGGGTGACGGCGCAAAACGCCGCCGACCTGCGCGATCAGAACTCGCAGGCGAAGCGCAGCAGCAAGCGTGCGGTGCGTCAGACGCAGGGTGTCGACGCCAGCGAAGAGAGCGGCTCGTTATCCGACAACGAAGTACTGTCGGGTTTAACCAGTCTAGGATTTGAATAAGGAAATCAATCATGGCAGCAACCAGCACCACTGAAACTTGGGATGCCGCTTGGACCCTGACGATGAGGGCGAAGCGCAAGGAGTTGACCGACAACTTCTTCGACGCGTACCCCACACTCGATATGTTCCGCAGCGGCGGCGCCCTGGTCACCGACAACGGTGGAAAAGAGATCCAGGCCGACTTGATGTACTCGGGCAACTCAGCCCAGTACTTCAGCGGATACGATGTTCTCAACACCGACGCTATCGACGGTATTACGGCGGCTTTTTATCCGTTCCGTTATGCGGCGGGGCCGATCACGATCAACTACACCGAGGAGATGGAAAATCGCAAGTCCGACGCCGCGATGAAGCTCCTCGCCGCCAAGACCGAGCAGTCGATGCTTACCCTGAGAGATCAGATCAACGCATCGCTCTACTCCGCGCAGACCGGCAAAGCGCCACTGGGCTTCCAAGATATCATCGCCGATGCTCCTGGCACTAGCCCGACGACCTTGGGCGGCATCACTGTCAGCAGCAACACCTGGTGGAAAAACAAAGCCGAGAACGCTACGGCCGACACCTCGTTCAAGACGATTGTCAATACCAACTTCTACGAGGGCATGATTCGGATGTCGACGCTGTGGAACGCGGTGTCGGAAGGCAATGAACAGCCGACCAACGTCTTCACCAGCAACGCCATCTACGCCGACTACGAGGAGATCTTTGAAGGTACGGGCTATCAGCGCCTGACCGGCAAAGATAAGCCTGGTGTCGACGGCCGACTGCCGTCCTTCCGAGGCATTCCGGTGCAGTACGACCGCGATTGCGCGTCCGACCGCATCTACTTCTTGAACACCAAGTATCTCAAGATGCATATGCAGTCCGGTATGAACTTCGCGAAGTCTAATTTCAAAGAGCCGGCCAACCAGATGGCGAAGGTCGCCTTCATAATTGTCGGCCTGCAAATCACCACCAACAATCGTCGTCGTCAGGGCGTAGTATATAACGTCAACGACTAAACAACAAAGCGCGTTTAAACGCTGCGTCCGGCGACGGGCAACGCGTTTAAACGCACTCTTATCCGAGGCGCAAGCCAATGCGCCTTTAAGCCTAGCAACGGGCGAAGGAGAATGAACAATGGCTATTACGGTTCAAAACAATGACTATACCACCAATCGCATTGGCGGTACTGGTATAGGCAGTCGCTCAGGTCAGGGACTCTATACTGAGTCTTCGACTGCGAAGTATGACCTGGGCGCAAAGCTGGAGTTCTCCGATGGTCGCGTATTCCGTTACACCAAAACGGGCGCTGCCATCAGTGCAGGTATTTTGGTCGCACAGGATTTCAGCGCCGGCAACATCGCCGAGTTCGATGATGCGACCATCTCGCCGGTAGCTGCTGGTTCGACGGTCATCACCATCACTGCATCTGCTCTTAGTGGTGTGGATGCGGTGAATGAACTGGCTGGTAGCTTCATCAATACTGTTGATGGTACCGGTGAAGGGTATGCCTACAAGATCAAATCGCATGGCGTAGAGTCCAGCAATGCGGTGGAGTTTACGCTCTTTGATCCTCTGGTAACGGCAGTTGCTTCAGGCGCGACTGACTTGCAGATCACTGCTCCTGCTTATCGACAGGTAGTGACCTGTGCCGCGACAGTTGGTGCCGCTACCGACACAATGCCCGTAGGAGTTACGCCCATTGCCTTCACTTCGGGTTATTACGGTTGGATACAGACCCGTGGTATTTGCACTTGTCTCTTTGACGGTGGTACGACTGATACTCCTCATGTAGGAGTAGCACTTCGTGCAGCTGACCAAGATGCAGGCGCAGTGGAACCCAGGATTGCAAGTAGTCCTGTAGCGTTGCCCACCGTGGGTATCGTTGCCGTGGGCGCGGCTGCGGACACGCAGCACGTAAGCATGAACTTGATGCTTGAGTAACACACATGAGGGCGGCGGCCAGCTGGCCGCCGCCCTCTTAACTACAAAGAGAGCGTTTACAACGTTTGCAAAGGTACTTCTATGGCTAAACAGCAGCAGCAGCTGAGTCTGCCCGACCAGATCGCTGAAGTCGTCTCTACGGCTGAACCGGCCGTACCGGCCGCACCGGCCGCCGCGCCGGAGGTCACACCGGAACAGATCGCCCAGCTCATCCTCAAGAGCAGCGACCAGACGAAGGCGGCGATACGCAAGGCGCTCGACCTCGACAACACCCACACGCGAGAGCGTAAGTCGGTGACGACCAACAGCCAGGTGCGCAACACCGTCAAGGCGATAGGCGAAGTCACCCACGTCGATGGCTACCTGCCGTCGCCGGGGTCGCGCATCTCAGATCGAGGACCGGAGGCGGTAGCCATCTGGAAGCAACGCTGGAAGGAAAACAACGGCGACAACCTCTCTGAGTACGACCTCGATCATATGGCGCTGGACGCGCATCTGTAGATGTCGGAAACCGGTGGGCAGGTCAACGCCGCCGCTTTCTTCGGAGATACGGCGCTGCTGGGCGATATCCAGGCCGAGACGGGTGCGTACGCTGCGGCATTTACGCTGCCGCGGCTGACAACGACGCAGCGCGATGCGCTGACGGCCGTCAATGGTATGCTCGTCTATAACTCATCCACCAACAAATTCCAGGGCTATGAGAATGGCTCTTGGACGAATCTGATATGACGAACCTGGAAGTGATGCAGGCGGCGCTGCGCCGCGTGGGCCTCAACGTCGGATCGTCGACGTTCAAGGACGGGGCGCGGACCTACTTGAATATGGTGGGCAAAGACGTCCAGTCTCGCGAGAAGTGGAACTGGATGTTCAAGGCGTCGACGTTCGCCACGGTGGACGGCACCCAGACCTACAGCCTGGCGTCGGATGCCATCACACCCCTGAGCTTTCGCAACACCACCGAGAACCACGTCATCATCGTGATGTCGTCGCAGGATCTGGATGCGGCCGACCCCGACCACTCGGTCAGCGGCGACCCCCGCTGGGCCGTCCTCGATGGCGTCGACAGCTCCGGCTATGTGCAGATAAGTCTTTACCCCAAGCCCGACTCGGCCGACACCATCGCCTACCGCTACTACTCGCTGGTGCCGGATTTCACCGAGAGCAATGACGCCGACAGCCTCGACGGCTACTACAGCCCCATCGTGCAGCCGGCACTCGTCTATGGTATCGCCAGCCTCTACAAAGAGGAGAAGGGCGACGACCAGGGGGCGATGTCCGACCGTCAGGAGATGGAGCGCGTCCTCGCCGTCGCCAGTCGCCAGAACGCTAACGTCCAGGGCAACAGGACGTATCGTATGCGGCGCTCCGACGACCGGGTTTCGGGCCAGTTCAGCTATTATCCGCAGGAGAGTACCCTCACGTAATGCCCATCACGGCCGAAAGCCTCAAGCTGGGGCCATGGAGGGCTGGCGTCAACTACAGCCTGCCGGCCGAGGAGATCGGGCCGGAGGGGTTGCACGATATGGCGAACTGCACCGTCGGCCTGGCGGGTGAGGTCAAGAAGCGCAAAGGCTTTGCCAAGTACAACGCCAGCGCCATGAACTCGGGCGCTACGGTCACCGCCTTCGGGCAGGTGTATATCGCCGCCGTCGACAAGACCTTCGCCATCGTCGGCGACAAGTTCTTCGATGTCACGGGCGGCACCGCCACCGACCGCAGCGGCAGCGTGACTATCACCGCCGGCAACGACAACACCTGGAACTGGGTCATGGCCGGGGCCACCCTCGTCGCCTGCAACGGCGTCGACACCGACGCCATCACCTGGGCCGGCGGTGCCGCCAATGCCGGCACCCTCGAT